CCCGGGGATTGTGCTCCACCTGCGCTTTTCCCGGATTGGCTCCTTCCGGTGGGAGGATGTGACTGTAACGAGTAGTGTCGACAGCACGTGGCTGGGTCTTGTGAGATAGACCTGTAAGAGGGATGTTAGGGCTTTACGGTGTAAGGAGTCTTAGTAAGCTCCCCCCGGTTCCGAGCGTAAGCTGGAAATCTGCCATCCCTACTGCGTCAGATCTTCGCGATCGGTAGTGGGGCAACCCAGGGTGTTAACTGTCCCTGGGCTGCGGAGAATCGGGCCACCGTTGACATGGTGGTTACTATTCCCTTTTGATCCGACCGCCGGTAAAAGACCGCACTCCGGGTGCTCATGTCTATAAAAGGAAATTGAACCGGATTAAAGAAACTTAAGTAAAGATGGTGACAAATAATAGAAAACAGCCTTGTCTACTGTTTTATCTACCATTCTCAGGCCATCTTCCTGTGGTTTCTCTCGGCCCCGTGGCGAGTTCTTTTCTTCTTTCTCGAAGGCGTCGTCAAGGCAAGAGCGGGTGTCTTGTTGCTATTGACGTTAATTCGCAATCGCCCCCGGGTCCAACGGGTCCCCCGGTTAACAAAGGAAACGTTTGCCCAAACACAGATCAGGGCTGTAAAATGATTGCGCGCAATGGGAGGGTTGCGCGGGCCGCGGCTGGTGTCTTGTGCCGTGACCAGAAGTTGGAGAGGGTCCATCCCTTACCTCCACGGATACAGTGCGGTCAGCTTCGTGCCGCGGTCCGTTCCGTATTTACTTCTGATCTGACCCCAGTTCAGGAGCTTAGCATCAAGACTAGTCAGAAACTCGAATCTGACTACTGTTCGACCTGCGAAAGTAGGAAGGAAGAAATGCTAAGGAAATATAAAGAAGCAAGGTTCGAGCCTGCTGAACCTCTGGATAATAACCACTTGTCCAAGTTCGTCAAGGCCTTTTCCTGTATCGTGAGGAAAGGATGGAACCTGAAGAAGTACCCGTATATCCCGAACGGGCACGCGACGCTGTGGTCGACTCGCGGAGAGGGAGGTAACTGGAACGTAGAGCCATTCAGCGATGAGTGCGCTGCCGAAGTGGTGTTCAGTTCCGGAAAACCTCGTATTGTGACAAAGTATTCCTCGCACAATACGCAAGTTTTAAGTCCTCTGCACGATGCGTTGTACGCGTCACTTCAAAGGGAGGGATGGCTTCTTGTTGGTAGCCCAACCAGTGAGAAAGTCAAGGGCCTGAATGGGGACGGTCCGTACGTCTCCGTTGATTATCAGTCTGCTACTGATATGATACGCGCCGAGTATTGTCGTGCGGCGATTCAGGTCCTTATTGACAAGGGCGTTGACCTCTCGGATGAGGAGGTAAGGTGCCTCCGAGTTGTCGGTGAGCTTCGGCTCACTGGCATGCGAGAACGTGGTCCTGCCGTTCGCGGCCAACCTATGGGAAGTCTGATGAGCTTTCCTTTGCTTTGTATGATCAACAAAGCAGTGGTTGACCTTGCTGAGGCGGACCTGGTCGAGGCCGGGGAAACGACCTGGGAGCAATTCCGGGTGCATCGCTGTCTCATCAACGGCGATGATTTGCTTGTTCGTGAGCCTACCGTCCGCTCACGATTACTTGCCGGTATCCTTCACCATGGGTCTTTGGTCGGACTCGTGGTCAACAAGGAAAAAACGATGGTATCTGCCCTGTGGGCTGAGGTCAACTCAACCGCTTTCTACAGGGGAGAGAAGCAAAAGAAAACGAACGTGTCGGTGGTTGTTTGGAGTAGGCAGGTTACGGATCCCGTCGGTTTTTTGGCCGACTCCGTAGTGACCCGTGCCGAGTTTAAGAGACAGCTAAGGCGTTGGAGTACACCAATAGCTTTGGCGAGGCGGAAGGTCCAGGGTCCTTTACCATCGAGCTTTTACTCGGCTCTTTGGTGCGTTAAGGACGCGCTGCGTGCTTTGCCGTTGCCACCCCAAAAGACACCTAATCCCTTTCCCGTAGTAGAGAAGCCTGCACTCTACGATTTATCGCGCGGGGAAGAGATTTGCTACATCTCAGAACGAGTAGCCAGGCTGAGGGAGAGAGGTTACAAGCCCCAAAAATCTGGTGGGTGTTCCGCCCTCTCCGGAGAAGTGCAGTCGATCCAGTCTGCACTTAGGAAAGAAAGACCATGCGTGGAAGACAATATCCTGAAAGTCCTCGCTGACGCATGGGAAACGAAACAAAAGGAAGAGATGGTAAGGAAGGACGATGCCGAACCCGTGTTGGTCACATGGGCCTGGGACGAGCGTAGCAAAGCTGTACTGCTCTGCGACGCTCTCAAGGCATTTAAACAAAG